AGTAATAGGTAAACCCAACTACAAATCAAAGAAAAGAAGTTTCCGAAGCACTAAGTACCAATTCGTTTAGATAAAACCACATTTAAAATGATCTAGTCGGTTATTCCTACCCCTACATAGGGAGCCGGTCATACCCGTTTATGGTTGTGCGAATTTCACGGTGCACCACCCGGGACCTACAAACAAACCCGCTCTAAAAGCGTCACCTCCTGCCCAAAACACATGGGCTGTAGCAGCACTGCCTGTTGCAGCAGTAAAACCAGATTGGCGTACACAGAATTGTCCTGGTTCGGTAAGGTAAAGATCGCCCGCATCGACGAAATGGTTATTAATCATGAAATTGTACTCATGGGTCTGCGAAGTCTCGGCTTCAATGGCTGTTTGTCCTGATCCATCGGTTATTGAGAAGAATTCTTGAAACTGAGACGAAATTGCTTGGCCTTGCGAAGATCCCACGGGTCGCCAATACGCATATGTGAGAGTATCCTTCGCATTCCCAGTGTAACATTTGAAAACTTTCCATCGAGCTTCGCCACGAAAACCAACGTACATACATAATATTTGTGTGGGTTGAGTCCCCAAATTCTGAATGTACTGATAATCGAATGCCATTGCAGTATTGTTGTTAGGGAGATCGCCTTTATAAATCAAATGGTAACGGCGAATCAGGTCCCTCAACGAAGTTGTAGGCAAAAGATTAAGTTTCTGGTAAAAAACGTGCGGAGTCTTGGGTTTGGTACCTAGGACAATGCCATCAGCTGCCATTTGCGGTTGGGAAGCAAGTGGAACAGTTGAATTTTCAGGAGTGACTGCGGAATGTTTCTCGAACTTCTCTACTTTCTCGAAATCTTTTGCAGGATCGGAATCACGCCTTTGTATATAACCTTTTTCGGTCATAAATCTTTGTTTGGCTTTCAAATTAGGCTGCCCGCGATTGTTCGTTCGCATAGCACCTTCTGTGGCTTCAATGATTACTGAAGCAGGCTTCAAAAAGAAATATTCCAATTCAGGACCGGAATAAAAGGACTGGAGATTAACCGTAGTGGGGGCACCAGAGCCTACCACTAAAGGGTTAATGACATGTATATACAACATGCCGACTGCAACTTCTCTTAACTGGGCTAGAGTCATCTGTGAACGGTGTAAGGAGCTAGTTTGCAGGAATTGTGTTGTGGAAGGAAATTCTACAGTATAATTAAATTCTCGTTTATCTTCCTTCAAGTCTATGTAAGACATAAACTGGCAATTTGCCTCTTCAAGTGAGGCTGTCGCGGAGTATGTGCCATATACAACGCTAACACGAAGCATTCCAGATTGGAATTTCGTCGTAGGCAATTTTAGGTGGATATTCATTCTTCCTCTCCAGTATAGAAAATTTCCACTCAAGTAGTCCATGATGGTTTGCGGTAATACCACATCTGCAACCGGAGCTGATCGCAGGGAGCAGTTAATTGGACTCGGAGTCAACAGAAGGGCAAAGATTTGCGTGCCAGCCATATCGGTTGCATGCCATTGAATTTGCCCACCAAAGGACGCTATTGAAAGCATCCACTTCAAGCTCATCTCATCGTCTTCTCGATTGAAATGGCCGATCTGGGTGGGACATTGTTCTCTTCCTTCATTCGTCAATTTATCAACGAATTCAATATTTGCCTTATTGTTCATATATCCACTTACTTTCTTAGCTAAGGGATGAGGGTTTACCCCGACAAAAGGCTTGTCCATCTTGGATCCACCAACCTGAACGTCTGTCTCAGGCTGAAAGTTGCTCGTTTGATCGAGCTGATCGCCAACCGTCTCAGTACCAATATTAGAATTGTTTACACCTTGGTAGTAATTAATGGTAGTGCTCTCTGAGGATTGTGATTGGCCATGTGTTTCAAAGCGACTCAAGTCTGAATTCTTCTTGCATTTCTCATATCTTTTGGTAGCGGACAAAATGTCCCGCTTCTCTGTGAGGGAAACGCAAGCATCCACAGCAACTGGCAGGTAAAACTCTGAATCCGGGAAGGAAACGAGTATGGTGACTGGTATGCTTGTTGAGGCACCGGTCGCCCCCGCCAATTGATCCCAAACTGCAACTATCAATGTTCCGAGACTTCCTTCAATGGAAGTATCCGATGCAGAATTGGCGTGAATGTATGATCGAGGATGAGCGTAATTGATCAACATTTCCAAAGGTTGTGGTCTGTTCACGTCAACATATCCACAGTTCGGAAGGTTACTCTGACTAACCTTATTGTCGAAATTAATCAACGTTTGTGTCTTGCTCATGCAGGGAACGAATCCCATGTAGAGCATGCCTTGATGAAACTGCGTGGATGACACCACCATTGTGACCTTCACATTACCTTTCCAAAGGTAGTTGTTGTAAAAGCCTTGTGCTTGTTGGCAATTGGTGACTAAATCCATTGGCAGATTATAGGTCTTAATAATTCCCACCGGATCGGTGAGAGCGACATCAAACTTGTCGGCTACAATTTCCCTCTTGACTATATTCGAATAGGATATCATAGATTCGTCAAGGGGGAAAAGGTCAGATTCTCGCTTATGCGGCCTTGAGCCAGGTCGCGTTGGGCGCTCATCAACTTTAGTTGGTTCACTTTGTAGATTGGGAGTCGTTCCGAAATGTGTCGTTCCCGATTGAAAGGGGTTAAACAATTTGGAGTGCTTTTCGAAACCCTCCGTTTCTCTTTTCTTGAAAATATTCTTGTAATTCTTACCACTATTCGGACGCACCCAGGCAGCATGTCTCAAATCTTCGTCATAATGTTTGTTCTCAATGAGCAAGTCAATTTGTTCGTCGAAGGTTAAAAGATTGATGTCTCGAACGTTACCTTGTAGTAATCTGATCATTGTATCCCGATATTTGTCATACGTCTCCCGTGCGTTTTCTTTTTGAAATAAAATAAATTCAAGAGCAGCTGTGCAATTAAGCTGGACTTGTTCCCAAATATTAGGTTCCTCTTTGGTCGGTTTGTGAACCCAATTTATTATTTCGTCCACTGAAGTTCTGTCAAAAGTGGGGTATACAATGTGATTTACGCGATCTTCAAAGAAATAGGATTTCAAGTACTCTAATTCTATGATATTTTTCGGTTCACCAAAACTCGAGCTTTTGTCAGCAGGAGTGTAGTTGATACCATAAGAGCCATACCATCGCGAAATCGTGTCCCCATTAAAAACTGGTAGTAAAAGGGTCGACACAGCAAGCAAGTGATCATCACCCCAGACCTTGAGGCGACAATTCTTTTTCCACATATCGAAAGTGGCTTTGGCAACCAGCTCTACGAATGCAAGCTTTGTATTTCTCTTATTGCTCAAACAATTTCCAAAGGCCGTTCCAAACCAGCCTGAAATAATACCACTGTGTACTTCAACAACTACGTCATGTACAATTACAGCACAGTGTAGATTCAGCTTGAGCAAGCCGTATCTTATTTTTGCATCTCTGGGGCACCAATCTTTATCATTCTGAATGTACCACCACTCGATATCTTGATAACTCTCGTAAACAGTTTCGGTCCACAAATTTCCGTCAAAGAACTGGATGTCTCCATCGATTCCCTTTTCTGAAACTTCTCGCAAATAGCGGTAAAGTTGATCCCATTCCATGGATCTAATGTTCATTCCAGGGGAACCAGAATGGTAGGCTCTAGTTCGGTGGTAAAAGGCATTGAATGCTCCAAAATACTTCTTTGCAAGTATTTGAACTTCTTTAGGCCAAACCATGAAACCTCGAGTGTTTGAATCTTCGATTTTTCTCTCCTTAAGCTTCTCATCTTTTAAAATAATCATAGCTAAGACATACGGTAATTCACCATTTGCCAAACTTTCTTCTAAAAATTTGAGGCTTTCTTTCAATTCTTCACTCTTGATAGAAATTTGTTCTTTTTCATCCACTTCAAAGAGCCATTTGCTCCCCAGCGTACCTTGCGGACGGTGCTTGACCCACGGATAACCAGGACTGGTCGATAAATTCAATCGCTCGAAATAATCAACTCCAGGAATTCCATTTAAAGCTTCATCCAAAGTAAGCTTTCGACAAATACCCGGCGGAGCTTCCGCTAGTTCTTGTCTCTCCCAAGGGCGTACCTTGTCATAAGAGGATTTTGGGGGACATCTCAACACTTTGTATTTATTAATCGCATTAAAAAGAGGCGTATTTTCACTCTTGTGTCGAGGATCTTTTGCAGATAAAATTGAGGGTTGCTTCTTAGGCTTACCCCAAGGGACATTTGAAACAATTGCTGAAGAGATAGGCGATTCAACAATTGATGATTGGTCAGGTAAAATTACTGCCATTTTTCTTGGTACAGTTCCCAGAATATTCAGCTGAGTCGGCGGAATGAATTGGGGATGTAATTGAGGATCGATGAACTCTGGTACAGCATGTCGATAAAACGAATAGTGAGGATCTTCGGTCGAGAAATCTTTGTAGACTTCCTCAACTACCTCTCGAGTCACGAGTTGCGCGCGATAGATTCCATTTGCGAATTTGCCTTGATGGGCGGCAATCACACTTCCATTGTCTCTTGAGATATCAACTAATGGAAAACTGCAAAATCCTTTTTCAATTCCAACACCTTCATATTGAAATCCAGAGGAATAATATTCCATAATTCCAGAACCTTCTTTCTCCTCTTGGTATCCAACAAATCTCACGTTCCGAACCATTGTCAAGTATGGTTGTCCATATTCTGCCTTGACACAGTACATACAAACTTTTTCAAGTTGTATAGTATCCAGGTCTTTCTCGCTCACCAGAAGTTTAATGTTGTCAGTACTCTCCGGTGAATCTCTGGGCAAATAAACAAACAACCAATCTAAACAAGTTCCATTTTCTTCAGCCACCACCTCTTTACAGCGGTCCATAGTGGTGATATAGTTAGGAATCTTTGGGTCATGTTTGGTCTTAGAATAATAAAATCTGAATTCAATGTCTTCGGGCTTTGTTTGATCGTCGCACACATCATCGATATAATGTTTGTTAAAAGCAACGAGTCTTCCTTTCAATCTCCAACAGGCAGCGGTCATAGCATTGTGAGTCTTCGTGTTAATCACAGTAACTCGACATACCATTCCATAAAGCCTGTTAAGGAGACCTTCGGAAGCATGAGCAGCGAATTCTTCAATTGTAGCTTCTGAATTTCTTTCAAATTTTTGGCTCTTATGGCTCCAGTCCATACCTTTCTTGGCTCGGAGCCCTTTTTCTTCTTGCATCCTTCTTTTAGCTCTACCTTCCTGATCTCCTTTAGTTTTTCCTTTTCGAGCTTTCTTGGCCTGTTTTTTCTTGCGAATGGCTTCCATACGTTCATAATCAGATTGCTTCAGGAACTCTTGTTTCAATTCTTTCTGTTCAAGCTTTTCAAGCTCCTGTTCTTCTTCTTCAGTAGGTTCAATTTCTTCGGAATGCTTTCCATCCCAAGAAACCCAGTCACGTCCTGGAATTGGTAGATGAACTTTCACATTTTGCGCACCACAGATTTGTTTATAAACTCCGTAGGTACCAGTGACCAGACAATAAAGCCCAGTCAATGCAAACATTCCATCCAAAAACTTTGCAAAGAAACTAATTACAGTAGTTTCAGGGGTAAAGGTTGCAGACATAACCATAGCACGATAGGAACAAGCAATACACTTTCTACAATGCTCACATCCCGAAGGATCTCGGTAGTGAAACAAAAGCGTATGCTCAGGTTTGTCGTACATCCACATACCCAGTTCTTTCTGAACTTCGTTGTGGTCATAGCAAATATCATCAATCCATTTTCCTTTCCGTTGATGGGGTATGCTAATATGATTCAAGACAGCTTTCTTCGAAGCAAAGGTTGTCTTGCCAAACAGAACGCCAGGTCTATCCAAATCATCTATATGTTCAGCAAAATACCTGATTTTCTCATCCCAACAAGTAACACAATTGCGACAATGATCACATCCGAGATCAAAAATATTCAACACTGCGGGACTAGTCCAATGGCCTTCCATCTTGATTCCATTTTGGTCAGTAGAATCGTCATACTTGGTAAAGCCACAGGAGTATCCCCATCGAAAATCTTTAACGTTGCGGACAAAATCACCCCACTTGACTTTGGCACAACAAGAGTTTTTAGCTCCAACTGTTTCAAGACAATGTTGTGTCAAATCAAACTTTGATAAATCTTCGAAAAGATTGTCGATTTTGAAAGGCCCAGGTGTATAATTGTGAACATTATTAATCCTCTCTTTTGCTTCTTTGTAAGTTCTGAAGTATTGTGCAGCACTCATTCCAACCATAACTTGCGTTTTGGTATTAACAGGCAACTTGTTGAAATGCACCTTGAAACTTTTGGGCAGATTCTTAATGTCATCAACATCCAACATAGGGCTTCCATCCTCTGCAAGTTTCCTTTCCTCGTTTTTCTTAAACCTAGGATTTACATAGGGTGGCACTTGGGTCGTTGCTCCTGGGGGAGGAAACCAATCAGGAGGGGGTCCTTGATTTCTCGGATCAATTGAAGTAGTAGTAGTTGTGGTAGTCGTTTGAGGAACTCCCATCTGTTGACGCAAAGCTGCCTCTTCTTGTTCTACTTCTTCTTCTTTCTTCTTTGTCTTATTTAGATCTAGAGCAATATCATCATCATATCCATGCTTATAAAAGGCGGCGGCATTTTCTTGAAAAACTCTCGCTTGTTCAATATCATGTCGCCCCTGCAAAATAAGCCGATCAGCTGCAATTCTCTTAATAAGTGGGTCTCTTTCACCAGGTGCAAGGTCATTCAAATAATGGGCTTGTTTCATTTTCTTGTGTTCCAAATGATCTTGTTTATGCTTAGTAAACTCGGCATCAAGAAAATGAAGAAATTCCTCCAATGTATAACGAGTTTCGAATTCGGGCTTATCATCAATAACACTATTTGCAATGCAAAATGTAATGTGACTCCACGCCTTATTTCGTTGTTCAACATCTGGATATCTTTCATTCAATTTATCCACGTTGACCTTGCCTTTCTTTACTTCGTACACTTCAGAATCACAGTCAACTCTAACAACAAGGTTACGTCTTCTCAGCACGGCCTTAGGGTTGGTAATTTCATTATGCACAAATCCAAAAGCATTTGAAGTAGTAATCAGCATTTCCCCATAATATGCGGTTCCTTTAATACCTACGGATGCATCCGAAAGAGATGCCATGTCAGGTAAGAAAACATCACAACCACACATAATGAGAATTTCAGGAACGAAAGGGTCTTCCCTCATGGCTCCAAAATCATCAGCATAGGTCACAAGTTGGCCAGCAAAGCCATTCCAAAACTTTTGTCCGATTTGACGAGCATATTTAAGGGCATGCAAGTCAACTTCTCCTGTCTCTTGGTTGACATAATCCAGCCAATGCTTCCAGGCCATTTCATTGATGATTCTTGCTACTAGCTCAGTTTTACCGACACCAGTATTGCCCATCAAGTGCAACCAAAAAGTTGGCATTCGAGTTCCATTGATTCCAACTCGATCAACAAGATTGGAGTATTGTTCACGATGCTTGGCCATTATGCCAGCAATAAATTGGGATGTAGGTCCAGCAAGTTTACCTTTAAACGCTTTAGTTCGGTTATACAACCTAATATAATCGTTAATAAATTTCCCAATATTATCACTACGCATTTGTTCAACGGAAGAGATCGTGGCAGCCCACAAATCAAATTCCATCCAATCAGCTAGTAGCATGGCCTCATCAGTTTCTTTCAACAAAGGTTTAATCCACATTGATAACGAAAGTGGCAAATACTTAACAAGATAGGTCAATAAACTATCCGTCGCTTCGGTAATTCTGTCTAACGACATGATTACCATAGAAATCGTCATAATGTGTTTCGCCTCTAGTTTAACATCCATCATCTTAGAAGCAATAAGCATGGAACCTACAGCCAGAATCCAAGTCATTGGATGTCCTGATTGTGTCTCAAAGAAAGGAGCAATCAACTTATATAAAGCATTAAGCACATTAGTAAATAAATGGGGGACATTGTGCCTAATGATTGTTGAAAACAACAACAACAATTGACTATTTGAAGCTCCAGATTTGTGAGACCAATAAAGGGTTAACAGATCAAAAATAACATTCACAATTTGATCAGCATGTGTTTTAGCCCAAGTTTGCCATCTATTTCGAACAGACGTCTCAACTTGAGCTGAAACTTGATCCATCATCCCTTTAAAAATGTTTGAGAATCCTTCTTTAAATTTATCTAAGTAGCTCCAGAAGGCACTTTTCTCTTCAAATTTCGGCATTTCAGTTTCAAGGGGCATAAAACCGTCGTCCCTCATCTTAGGATCAGGAGGGTTGACAATTTCAGGTTTATCATCAATTGGGACGGTTTCAGTGGGCAGTTCTTGGTGTTCTCTCATATGAATACCCTTAGTATCTTTAAGATAGACTAAAGGGTCAGTAGTAACGAACTGATCTACCGAAAATACTCTTCTCACAACATCGATCTCATAATTATTCCATTTTATTTCATTAAAGTCAGGACAATCATAAATTTTGTCGATCATAGCATAGAGTTTGGACTTGTAAGGAGCACGATTGCTTTCCAATTGACTTCTCAATGGAAGGTGTTCAAACTCATCGATGTAATCGAGAATAAAACCCTCATTTGGTGGAGTGCGAGTATCAATAACAATTCCAGACATTTTATCTAAACTTCCAGACTTGGACAATTTCTTGATAACAACATTTGAAATATGATCTTCTTTTGTTATTAATTTAATTCCTTGGCACAACCACTCTGAGATGTAAACACGATCAGCTCGATCATTTAGAGACAGCAAAACCGTCCCGGTTTGACTCGGGGTAACAGTGTAAACAGCAGGATTTCGCACCTTCTTCATAAGGGGAGGAGAAGGGCTACGATTGGAATTTGACGAATTATCTTTCTTTTTATTGGTCTTATTCGTCGGCGATGGTTTCCTATCCTGACCTTTAGGGGACGTGGAACCCACCTTTGCGGTATCAGCATGCACATCAAATTCTTCTTGATGATGCAGCATAAATGTTCTATACCGCGAATCGAGAGTAGGGAACATATATCCCATTCTCTCAGTAAGTGCAAGTTCAATAAAGTTCTTGTAATTCATACAGACACTACACTTACATTCTTTTCGAATACATAAAATTGCCAAATGGTTAAATGACAATTTCTTGTTATCCGAAGCGGTCACATAGGACTTTGTAGCATGAATTGTAGACCCGGCAGTCTTAGAATTCTTACTAATAGGAACAGTGACCTTATTTCTAGCATTAAT